TTGCTTCCGCCATCGTGCGTGATGCCGCTGGTTCCACCATCAGCCAGACCACCAGCACGGTGACGCTGGAAGGCAGGGGTTCGCGCCTCGCGCTACCAGGACAGCCCGTCACGGCCGTCTCAGCCGTTTTGGTGGATGGGGTGGCAGTCACGGACTACAAGCTTCTGTCAGGCGCTCTGACGCGCTCCTGTGGCTTTGAAGAGGAAACCGTGATCACGGTTACCTACACGCACGGGTTGCCCACGGTTCCCGCTGACGTGGTCGACATGGTCTGTCGCCTGGTGGGACAGGAACTGATGGCGCTGCGCAACGGTGACACATCCTCGCGCGGCGTGAAGTCTGAGCGGATCGGGGATTACTCGGTCACGTACGCCGACACGGAAACCGGCACGATGGCACTGTCTGACTTCCAGCGCGACAGGTTGGCCGCTCGCTTCGGCTCTGGCGCTGGTGTGACGGTGAGAAGCCTATGAGCCGTATTGCTCGCATGCTGAACACGTCCGCTGAGGTGTGGCGTGAGGTTCGTACGCCGGATGGCATGGGGGGATGGACTAGCGCACGCGCAAAAATTGATGCGGTGCGCGCCCGTTTCTCGCAGCCTTCCGCCACTGAACGCGTGGTTGCTGACTCCAACGGCGCGGATCTCTCCCACGTCGTGTATCTACTTCCCTCCGCCCAAGTACGCCGGGGGGATGAACTGCGAACCCCTGGCCGGATCTTCGATGTTCTGGCCACGTTCGAACCTTCCGAACCTGGCACCTACTTGCGGGCTGACTGCAAGGTTCGCCAGACCTCACAGTAAGGACTCTGCCGTATGGCTTCCCTAGCTGCCCAGCGCGTTGCCCTGGCCGGTACCGCACCTACCTACGCTGCTGCCTCTGCGGGTGGCGACACTGCCCCCGTTGGTGGTGGCCTCTCGCTGCACGTCTCGAACGGTAGCGGTTCGCCGATCACTGTCACTGTGGTCACTCCGGGCACCATTGATGGTCTGGCCATCGGTGACGCTGCCCTGTCTGTCCCTGCGGGTGGGCACGGTTTCATCCCGCTGACCAACGTCTACCGGGACCCGGTGACCGGTCGAGCCAGCATCACGTACAGCGCGGTGACTACGGTCAACGTGGCGGTACTTCAGAACGGCTGACCATGAGTGCCAGCGTGCGCGGGCTCAAGACAGCGATTGCAAGGCTCCGCCTGCTACCTCGCCGTGTGAACGCTGCCCGCAACGAGGCACTTGAGCGCTGGGCCCATGACCTTGAGAAGACGGCTAAAGACCTTGCGCCTGTGCGAACGGGCGCCCTACGGGACTCCATTGAGACAAAGGTCAATTCGTCTTCAGGCAAGGCATGGGTCCAGATCCAAGCAGGCAAGACGCGCGAGTATGCGTACTACGTGGAAAAGGGCACGTCCAAGATGGACGATCAGCCGTTCCTAGGTCCTGCCGCTCAGATCCATCGACGTACCGGCGAACGCGAGTTGCGGCGCTCGGTGCCCCGATTCCTGGGAAGGTGACGACTTTTGGCAACTGGTCTGCGTCCACTACAGACGGCGCTATTCGCCAAGCTGAACGCTGCGCCTTCCCTCGCTGGTCGGGTGTTCGACGAGGTGCCGGAACCAGCGCCGTTCCCCTACGTCTCGTTCGGCTCGTTCTCGGAATTCCCCGATGACAGCCACGACGCGCAGGGGCTTAACTCCCTGGTCGTCGTCCACGTGTGGTCTAAGGCGCCTGGTAACGGTGAGGTCTACGACATGTTCGCAGCCGTTGACGCTGCACTTGATCGCCTGCCGTTGACCGTGTCCGGGTTCAAGGACGTCTATATCAAGCACAGCCAACACCAGGTACTACCGGACCCCGATCCGGACGTGCGGCATATCAACGCGCAGTACCGCGTACACATGACGAAGGAGTAACCACGTGTCTGGAGTTGACGCCTTCGGTATCGCGCTGAAGCGGTCCGACATGGCAACCCCAACGCCCACGTTCACCACCATCGGTAACGTGACCAGCCTCAGCGGCCCGGAGATCGAGCGGGAGACGTACGACGTCACCGCCCACGATTCGGCCAACGGGTGGCGAGAGTTCATCGGTGGTCTCAAGGACGCCGGTGAGGTCACCATCAATGTCAACTACGACCCGCGCAAGCATGACGCGATGATCGCTGACTTCGAGGATGCATCGCCGCGCGATTACAAGCTCACGTTCCCCGGCACGCTGGGTGAGTGGGCGCTGAAGCTGGTATTCACCGGTTTCTCTCAGGAAGCTCCCGTGGACGACAAGATGTCTGCTGAGCTGAAGTTCAAGGTTTCTGGCAAGCCTGTTATCACCTTCGGAGCGTGACGTAGATGTACCTTTCCGCTGACGACATCCTGAGCGCTGACGACCTACAGCGTGAGCCTGTCGACGTCCCGGAGTGGGGCGGTACGGTTCTCGTCCAGGGCATGAACGGTACCGATCGGGACCGGTTCGAGGCTGGCATGTTGAACGCCAACATGAGTGGCGTTGACAAGGACAAGGCGCTTGAGCGCTACCGTGCCCGCCTCGCTGCGTTCTGCCTGGTGGACGAGAACGGCAAGCGGCTGTTCCGTTCTGATGCTGAGGTCAAGCGACTTGGTGAGAAGAGCGCTCAGGCGCTTACCCGCGTGGTCGAGGTTGCTACGCGTCTCTCCGGTCTCTCTGACGATGACGTTGAGGAACTGACGGGAAACTAGTAGGCCGCCCAGAGCGACAGTTCTACTTCCGTCTTGCCAGTCATCTGCGCATACCTGTAGCCGAGTTGCTCGCCCGTACGTCTTCCCGGGAACTAACCGAATGGATGGCGTACGAGCGGGTGACCGGCCCCCTTGACGAGCGTCTCCGCGCCGACTACCAGGCAGGCATCATCGCTGCCACGGTGGCCAACGCGCAGGGCGCCAAGCTCAAGGCCAAGGACTTTGTCCCGGTGTGGTTTAAGCGCGATAAGACCCCAGAGGAAATCTGGCAGGAAGTTTTGAAGACGAACTCTGCTTTGGGCGGCGACGTCCGCGCATACGAAAATTCGTAGGTGACCTACCGAGAGGGGGTGTCCTGTGGCCACTCTCGCTTCGCTGACTGTGGCACTCGGCATCGACACTGACCGACTGGACCGGGGCGTACGCGCCGCAGCCCGCAGGCTTGAGACGATCCGCACTGAAGCTGAGCGGGTGGGGCGCCGGGTTGACTCTGCGTTCCGCTCGCTGGGTCCCCGGATTTCTGGCGTAGCTTCGAGTATTCAGACCCGCATGGGCTCCGCTTTCAGCTCGATGGGTACAGTGGCGAGCAAGAGCGTTAAGCCTGCGCTACTGGGGTTCGCAGGGATTGCGGGTGGTGCAGTCGCTGCGGCTGGTGCCATCGCTGCTGTACCTCTGGCGATGGTCGGTATGGGTGTGGCTGCTGCCGCACAGAACAAGCAGGTTCAGAGCGCGTTCTCTGGGCTCAAGGATCACGTTTCCAAGACCATGCAGAGTCTCGCTCAGCCACTGGTCAAGCCCCTCGCTGACGCAGCCAAGCAGCTAGGCGGCATCTTCGACAGTATCGCCCCTGCCCTGGGGGACATGTTCAAGCAGGCTGCGCCGATGATTCAGCCCCTTGTGGCTGGTCTTGGTGAGCTGGTCAAGGGCATCATGCCCGGCTTTCAGGCTGTCATGAAGAATGCGGGTCCCGTGGTTGATGGGCTCGCGCAGGGTCTCGGCTCACTGGGGCAGGGTCTCGGCGGACTCTTCAGCGGACTGTCCAGCGGAATCGGGCAGGCCGGGGGAGTGCTGAGTTCATTCTTCGGCGCCATTGGCGGAATCCTTCCGGTGCTGGGTCAGCTCCTCGGGCAGATACTCCAGTTCGCTGGACCGGTAATTTCCAAGCTGCTACAGGCACTTGGGCCGATCATCGCGCAACTGGGCTCCGCTCTCATGCCGGTTATTGCTGCGCTGGGTCCGGTGCTCGACGGAGTTGTTACGGCGTTCCTCGCGCTGGTGCAGGCGGTCATGCCGCTGATTCCTCCGATCATGCAACTCGTCGTTGCTCTGCTGCCTGCGCTTACGCCGATCCTCGCTGCGCTCGTTCCGCTGTTTGGTGCGCTGGGCCAGGTTGTACAGGCGCTCGTTCCGATTCTGACCCCGATCATTGCGCTTGTCGGTCAGCTCGCAACGATCTTTGCCAACTACCTTGCGAAGTACATCACTTCGGTGGTTGTGCCCGCTATCCAGATGATCGCGAAGCTACTTCAGGGTGACTTCAGCGGTGCAATGGATATGGCCAAGCAGGTTGTTAGGGGCATGGCGAGTTTCGTGATGTCCATCTTCCGAGACCTACCGGGCAAGATTGGTTCGGCCATCGCTCCGCTTGCGGGCAAGCTGTGGTCTGCCATGAAGGCGGGCGGTACTCGGATGGCCAACGCTGCGCGGGATGGCGTCCGGTCTGCGGTTGACTTTGTCAAGTCCCTTCCGGGCAAGGCTAAGTCGGCTCTGGGCTCGCTGGGCGGTGTCCTGTGGGGCGCCGGTAAGTCTCTGATCTCCGGATTCATTAACGGAATCAAGAACATGTTTGGGTCGGTCAAGTCCACCCTTGGTGGTCTTACGTCCAAGCTGACTAGCTGGAAGGGACCTGCGCCCCTTGACAAGAAGATCCTGACGCCTAACGGCCGAATGGTCATCGCCGGTTTCCAGCGCGGTATCAAGAAGCAGATTCCACACCTGCGTAAGCAGCTAAAGGGGCTGACTCACTCCCTGCCGGTTACGACCGAATGGGAAGCGCGCGGCATCGCTGCTACTGCGAGCGCTCGCGTAAACCAGAACATCCGCCTAGATGTGACTGGTTCGGACGAGGAAATGAAGCGGCTAGTCCGAAAGCTGTTCCGTGTTGACGGACGTGGTTTCTCGCAGATAGCCACTCGATAGGAGGTACGCAATGGGGTTCCCCACCGATCCGCTGAAGATTGTCACAGAGCTAGAGATCAACGGCGTGTGGCAGAACATTTCCGCTGACGTGTACAACCGAGACCCGGTTGTCATCACGCGTGGTAAGGCGGACGAAGGGGCAGTGGTCGACCCCGGCTCTTGCCGGTTGACCCTGAACAATGGAACCTCGAAGCTGACGGGGATTGTGGGACGTTACTCGCCTCGCAATCCCCGCAGTGATCTCTACGGCAAGTTCGGCCGGAACACTCCGCTACGGGTCAGCGTGCTCGAAGGTGGGGTGTTCCTTGACAACCTGTCAGGCGCCCCCGACCTGACGACCACGCCGGACGCTGCTCCGGTCAAGATCACGGGTGACATTGATATCCGCTGGGAGGGCGAGGCGGATTGGTACGCTTCCGGCGCCCAGATGCTCATAGGCAAGTGGGGTGCAGCGGGTAACCGGTCGTACCACATGCGCCTAGAGAACCGCGCGCTGTACATCCACACCACGCAGGATGGAACGGTGGGCCGTGTTTCGAGCATGGCCCTACCCGAGAACCTGCCCAAGCGCATTGCCCTGCGTACCACGTTCGACGTCGACAACGGCGCCGGTGGTGCTACCTCGCGGTTCTACTGGGCTGAGTCCATGGATGGCCCGTGGATCAACTTTGGTGGCGATGGTGTCAGCTCCGGCACGTTCGCCATTTTCGACAGTACGGCGCCGCTGAGTGTCTCGCCTCAGCAGCTTGACTCTGGCATCACGGTACTGCGGTACCCCTTCACGGGCCGCTGTTACCGCGCTGAGGTCCGTTCAGGGATTGATGGCACCGTTGTGGCCTCCCCGAACTTTGAGGTGCAGGCAGCGAATACTACGAGCTTCACGGACTCTGCCTCGCGCGTGTGGACCGTGGGTGTTGGTGCAGCCATCACTAACCGGCGTACGCGTTTCGTGGGTGAGGTCAGCGAGTGGCCTACCCGCTGGGAGGCTGAGGGCTCTGACGGCTACGTGCCGCTCGTCGCCTCTGGCATCATGCGCCGACTCGGGCAGGGTCAGAAGGCTCTTGACTCCACGCTCCGGCGCCGGATTCCCTCGTTCAAGCCTCTGAGCTACTGGCCCATGGAAGAGGGGCAGACGGCCACGCAGGCTATCAACCTGGGCACCAGCACTAGCCCGTTGAAGGTGTCGCCCGTCAACTGGGCTGCTGTGGACACGCTCCCATCGAGCAGCCCGCTTCCAACGATCAAGAGCGCTGCGGGTGCTCTGACCCAGCTTTACGGCGCTGTCCCTGCGCCTGCAACTCCCCCCACTTCGTGGACAGTTCAATTCATCTACCGCATGGACACCATCAACCCGACGGTGCGCACGTACATGCGGGTGATCTCCACGGGCACCCTCGCTGAGTGGTACTTGCAGTGGGGTACTGGGGTGGCGCACGTCATCGGTAAGGACGCTGACGGGGTCCAGATATTCGACCACGCAACCGCCATCGGTACCGACCTTTGGGGCCAGTGGATTCGGGTTCAACTGACGGTGAACCAGAACGGCGCGAACGTCGACTACCAGCTAATTTGGCAGGACGTTGGCGGAGACGCGGGAGCGGGCTCGGGCACGTTCGCAGGTACGATCGGGCGCCCGGTTGCCGTGGCTTCCCCACCTGACGGCTACTCCTCGGATCTCGACGGGTTGGCCCTGGGCCACATCTCGGCGTGGGGTTCGTGGCTGGACGGTAAGGCCAACTCGGCGTACAGCGGGGCAATCGACGGATGGGCCGGTGAGACTGCCGGTAACCGCATGATCCGCCTTTCGGGTGAGGAGGCGCTACCGCTGCTCATTCAGGATGGCGCCAACGACCATGCGCAGGTTGGGCCGCAGTACCCAGAGACGCTCATGACCACGATTCAGGATGCTGCCGACGCTGACGGCGGAATCCTGTACGAGAACCGTGAGGACATCGGGCTGAAGTTCCGGGGTCGCGCAGGGTTCTATAACCAGCCCGTTCAGCTCGAACTCGACTTCAACGCGCGCGGGTTGATATCTCCGGTCGAGCCCATTGACGATGACCAGCTAATTCGGAATGACCGGACGATTGAGCGCCGTAACGGTGGGTCGGCTCAGGCCATTTTGGAAACCGGCACCCTGTCTGTTCAGAACCCCCCGCTTGGTGTGGGCACGTACGACGACTCGACCACGCTGAACCTGTACAACGACGAGCAGACCGACCAGACAGCGTGGTGGTACCTGCGCATGGGCACGGTGGATGAGGCGCGTTACCCCTCGATCGCTGTGGACCTGGCGCGTGCGCCTGGCCTCATCTCGTCTGCCGCTGATGTCGAGGTTGGCGACCGACTGACGATCGTCAACCCACCCGAGTGGATGCCCCCTGGCACCATTGACCAGAAGGTGGAGGGATACCAAGAGACCCTGTCGCTGGCGTCCTGGTCCATTGAGTACAACTGCACCCCGCACAGCGTGTACAACGTGGGCACCATCGACGGCCGAAACGAGGGATGGGACCAGACCCCCTCACTGGGTAAGGCAGACACGGACGGCACCACGCTGTACGAGGATCTGACGACCGGTGAGACACAGGTGGACGTCACGGTGACGAACGGCCCGATGTGGGTTCAGGCTCAGCCAGTCCTCACCCCGAACCCCTGGCTACGCGATGACGCGTCTAGCTGGAACGGATCTGGGGGAACGGTCGCGCGTGTGCCTGCTCCACAGTCCCCGAGTGACAGCGCATGGGCGTTGCAGTTCACCCCGAACGGCGTAGCGTCCACCCCCAACGCGTACAGCACGCGCGTCACTGGGGTAGTCACTGGCGCTCAGTACGTCGTCTCGGGTTGGGTGCGCTGCGCACGCACACGCTCTGTTGGGCTGAACCTCAACTGGTACACCGGGACCAACTACACCAGCACCAGCGGAAACACGCTGACTGTCCCTGCCAACACGTGGACGTGGTTTGAAGCGACGTTCACGGCCCCTGCCAGTGTCGACGGAATGTCCATCGCTGCGACCGTGGGCAGTAATCCGCCTGCGACTGACGTGATCCTCGTTCAGGGCGCCACCATTCGCCCGGTCCTGGGCTCGGTGAACATGCCGTACGAGTTCCCTTTCAGTGTGTCGACTGGTGGCGAGGAACTGCGGGTTACCGCAATCCAGAGCATGAAGGACACGTTCACGCGCTCGGTTTCGAACGGGTGGGGTACTTCCGACTTTGGCAACGCGTGGACTGTTCACGGTACGTCTGCGTCGTCTGAGTACGACGTGAACGGCACCACTGGAAGACACAACGTGTCGACCAAGAACTCATTCCACATCACGTCAATGGATGGGCTCAGCCGCACGGACTCTGAGCTATTGGTGAAAACCACGGTTCCGGTAGTCCCGACTGGCGACGCCATTTATGCGTACTGCCTGCTGCGTACGGACAGCGCGGTGAATAGCTACTACTTCGCCCGACTGTTTTTCAGCAGCAACGCTGCCACGGCTGAGCTGTCCATCCGCAAGCGCACGCCGAGTGAAACGCTGCTCGCGACTGCTGCAAGCACGATGGTGCACAGCGCAGGCCAGGCGTACTACGTCCGGTTCAACGTCACGGGGTCGACCATCAGCGCCAAGGCGTGGCGGACGCAGGACAGCGAGCCAGACGCGTGGCAGGTCACGGCGACGGATACGGACCTACCTGCCGCTGGCGGGGTGGGCATCCGGACGTTCGTGCAGACCGCCAACACGAACACGCTGCCAATCTCGTTCGCGTTCGATGACCTTGAGCTAGTGGGTGCCCAGCGCATGACCACTGAGCGCAGCATCAACGGCGTGGTCAAGACGCACAACCCTGGTCAGCCAATCAGCCTGACCCACCCTGCAATCGTCGCCCTGTAAGGAGGGTCATGAGTTTCACTCCCTGGTACGCAGGCCAGACCATTACGGCTGGTCGACTGAACGGCATCACGCCGACATGGCAGGCGTACACCCCAACGTGGACCACGTCCGATGGACTCAACACCCCAGCGATCGGAAACGGTTCGTTCAACTGCTCGTACGCCATCTTCGGCAACACGTGCACGCTCGCGTTTGAGGTCATCTTCGGCTCTACCACCACCTTCCCGTCAGGTGCTACGAACAACTGGCGATTCGGTCTGCCTGTCCCTGCCGCTGGTCTGATCACCAGCATCGGACGGGCGGAGCTTCTACAGTCCAACCCGATCCGCGCGGGTGCCCGTATGCGCCTCACTACGACTGGTGCGTTTGAGCTGGAAATCGACACTGGCCGTGTGGACGGTACCGCCATTACTGCTACCGGCATCGTGGACGCTTCGGCGCCGTGGGCATGGGCCAGCGGTAACGCGATCCGGGGCAACGCCCTTTACGAGATTGGATAACTGATGGCTAGCCAGTGGACTACGCCGACGACGCCAGACTTTGTGATCCGCCCCGTGGTTGTATCCGCAGCGCGGAACATGCTGAGCGGCATTCCGATTCTGATCAACTTCGAGGTCAAGTGGACCTTGACGTCTGACACCGCGCCGACTGCTGCCGAGTTTGACGAGTGGGTTGACTCGCTGCGCACCTACCTGGTGACCAACGGTTGGTTCAACGTGGTCATCTCGCAGGCTACGACGTCGACCCGTCAGCTCGTCTAGCACGTACGAAAATTCGTAGGTGGGTGGGGCATGCTTCGCGCTGCCCTGCCCGCCTTTCACAGAAGGAGCAAAGCACTTGGGTACCGTTTGGATTTCCGGCGCTGAGCGTCTCGGGGCAGGCACCATCGGCGGAGCCATGGACACCCCGGGCAAGCCACCCCGCGTGGTCTGGCACACGACCGAATCGGGCGCCGGTAACGCTGCGTTCGACGCCGTAGGCAAGTACCTGCGCACCATTGGCGCTGAGCCTCACTTCCTGTACGACCCGACGACTGACAGGCTCGGGCAGTTCGGCCCGCTCGACAAGTCTGCCCGCGCGCTCAAGAACGATGGCGCCACGCGCACGAACCGTACGGGCAAGGTCTGCATACAGATTGAGGTACTGGCCCGCGCCGGTACGCCGTTTACCGGGTACTGGAAGCCGGGCCCGAACTTCCGCGCGCTCATGGCTGCTATCCGTTCGTGGGGTGTGCCGGACGTCTTCCCCATGGGTGCGCTCGCGAGCAAGTACGGGGACAGCGCTGCGAAGCGTAGCCGCGATATCTGGACCAACAAGGCTGGCCACTACGGACACAGCAACGTTCCCGGTAACGACCACTGGGACCCGGGCGCCATCAACAAGGCTGCGCTGTTCGCTGCTGCTCCTGTGGCCGTGCCTGCGCCTGCTAAGCCTGCGCCCAAGCCTGCGCCTGCGGCTAAGCCCAAGCCCAAGCCCAAGGTAGACCTGTCCAACCTGGTCAAGGCTGCGAAGACTGACCCCGGAGCTAGGCAGGGTCACCAGACGTACGCGTCCGGCGTGAAGCTGGTCGAGGCTGCGCTACGTGCTGAGGGCTACCTAGCCAAGGCTTATGCCAGCGACGGGAGTTGGGGCACTACGACCATAGCCGCGTACCGCAAGTGGCAAACCAAGCTTGGATACAGGGGCGCGGACGCTGACGGGATTCCCGGGTTCGTGTCGCTGACCAAGCTGGGCAACCGGCATGGCTTCCTAGTCGTGTCGTAACGGGGGGTCGTCATGTCAGAGCAAGACCCGCTAGGAGTGACCATCTCAGCGCGCGAGATTTACGACCAGATTGTTGGCCTGCGCGATGACGTGCGCTCACTCGTTCAATCCAACCATGAGGTTGGCAAGACGCTTGACGATCACGAGGACCGACTACGCAGCGTTGAACGCTGGAAGTACACGGTTCCTGTCGCAGCCATCACGGCGCTAACCAGTGCCGGACTCACCATCGCCAAGGCCATTGGAGGCTAACCCTATGGGCAACCATTCCGCTGACTCGTCGAAGCTACGCGAGGCGTACTACTTCGTTGTGGCGCATCGGCGCAAGATCCTCTCGGGTGCCGTCGTGGCGCTTCCGATCGTCGCTCGCTTCGTGCCGGACTTCCCATCTGACGAGATCCTCGCTGTCCTCCGTGGCTTCCTGGGCGCGTAGCGGGTAATCGAGTCGCTAGACCCTCCCCAGGTACACCCAACTTGGGGAGGGATCTTGCGTAACATCGCGCTGATCGGCAAGGCACGTAGCGGGAAGGACACGGCGGCTGCGCACCTGGTACGCGCCCATGCCTATACCCGTCTCGCGTTCGCCGATCCGTTGAAGGAAATGGCGCTGAGCCTCAATCCGTACATCCCCACTGGGTACGGCGTCACGGTGCGACTGTCCGCGCTGATCGCTGACGTGGGGTGGGAGTACGCCAAGGACAAGTACCCGGAAGTTCGGCGGGTGTTGCAGTCCACGGGCCAGACCGTACGCGAGTACGACGACGACTTTTGGGCGGGCATCATGCGCCGGAAGCTGAACACGGCTGAAGCGTGGAACCTGCCCGTGGTGGTGACCGATGTCCGGTACCCCAATGAGGCTGACATGTTGCGCGCCCGTGGCTTCCGCCTGGTCCGCATCGTCCGGCCTGACCGCCTGTCTCCCATGACTGGTGCTGCTGCCTCGCACGCCAGTGAAACCGCCCTGAACGACTACGCAGCAGACGTCACGGTCTACAACACGGCGAAAGTCGACGATCTGCACCGCCGTATAGCTGACGCCATGTAACACAGAACAGGCCCCTGACCTGCGCCTTTGCGCCGGGTTGGGGGCCATTCGTGTTTCTGCACCTACGAACTTTCGTATGTGGTTTGACAGTTGGGCGCGCTGGCACCTAGTCTGTACTTCGTAAGGACGACACAGCGAAGGGGCGGACATGAACATCAAGCTCGGGCGAGGCGGTAAGGTCCACTACTCGACCACGCCCGATGGGTTCATGCCCGGTCCGGACTGTGGCGGTAACCGCGCTGTGGAGGGCTACCGCAAGGTGTCTGAAAAGGTCACCTGCAAGAACTGCCTGAAGCTGATGGCGACCACCCAGAACGAGGGAGAGACCATGACTGACCGTAACGACGTGAACACGGACGAGGGACAGAAGGTCATCGAGCAGGTTGACGCCAACATTGAGCGTGCGCTCAGCCTCACGGACGCCGAAGCGCTGACGGAGCTGGAGACCGAGACCGAGAGCCTGATTTCGTCGCTCAGCGGTAAGGGCTCCATCGCTGTCAAGACTGAGAAGCGCACGGCGTTCAAGGCTGCTGCCGACACCATGCCCGAGGATGTCTCGACCACGCCGACCCCCAAGGGTGAGGTCAGCGCCGTGAACCCCCAGGACTACAGCGTGTACGCCGGAGTCACGGAGCTGATTGCCGATGGCGCCGCCCGTGTCGCTGAGGGTGTGAAACTGCACCTGAAGACGTCCGACCTGGCCAAGGATGTTGCCTCCATCATGCTGGACATGTGGCACCGAATCCCCAACAAGGACGGCAACCCTGACATCCTGGGCGCAAGCCACGCAGCCAAGGAAGCGGCCCGCGCGCTGTACAACAAGGCAGGGGAGGGGTTCGAGCACAACTACGACACGGAAGAGGCGCTCAAGAAGCTTCAGCGTGCCGTCCAGCACCAGCGGAGCGACGTCCGGGCGCAGTACCTGCGGAGCCTCGACAACGACCCCGAGGAGCAGCAGCGCTACGCCAAGGCTCTTGAGGCCAAGCCCGAGGATGTGAGCGTGTCGCAGTACATCGCTGACCTGTACGGGACGGCGCTCAAGGGACACGGCGAGATCCAGCGCGAGCGGTACCAGGCCAAGGCTGCTCTGACCCAGGGTGGCGAGTCTGAGAACGAGTCGGACGAAGAGACCGAGGAGACCGAGCAGGAGACCCCGGATGTGCGGGTCCGCTCGTACGTCCAGAAGCTCAAGCGGGACGTAGTCAAGGCCAAGCCTGAGGACTTCGAGGCAGCGACCGAGGAGACCAAAGAGTCTGTCCGCGCTGAGCTTGAGGAGCTGTACAAGGCGGTCAAGAAGATGATTGACGCCACGTTCTAGGGGCCTGCGCGCCCCTCTCCGCCCCGTTCGGCTGGTCCCTGGTGACCTGGTCGGGCGGGGCTTTTTCATGCCCGCAGACGGCCGTGTGTGGGCTCGGGCCTCAAACTACACAGCGGGTGAGGTCACACAAGCCTCTGACCAGCAAGAATGTAGAAGTGTAGTTTTCCCCCTAAAAAATAGATTCCCAATGGAGTCCCCAAGGGATTCCAGAACTGACCCCCGTTTCTACACTTCTACACTCGGCGGGTAATCGAGCCGCTAGGACCCCTCTGTAACCGACTACGAGAGGGGCCACACAGTGGCTGTCCGCACTATCCAGCGTTCTGGCTCGCGCTTCTACTTCAACGAAGCGTTCCCGGATATCAAGTACCCGGGCGTTACGTCCGTCGTGGGCATGCTCCCCAAGCCGTTCCTTGCGTTCTGGCAGGCGAAGATGGTTGCCGAACTGGCCGTTGACTCGCTGGATTTCATCGAGCAGATGGCCCAGCGTGACCGAGACGGCGCCGTGCAGTACCTCAAGGGCGCTGCCAACCGGTACACCAAGACTCGCGCCCGTGTTGGTAGCGAGGCACACGACCTGTTCGAGCGGCTGATCCGTGGTGAGCGTGTCGGCCGTGTCCACCCTGACATGGTCCCGTATCAGCGGAACTTTTCCGCGTTCCTCGACGGCGTACAGCCTGAGCTTGTCCGCGCTGAAGATGTGGCCTGGTCCGACGAGCACCAGTACGCCGGATCGTTTGACGGCATCCTGCGCCTGAAGCTCGACGAGAACGGCAAGCCGGACCCGCACGGGGAAACCGCCCTTGTGATGGCGGACTGGAAGACGTCCAAGAGCACCTACCCGGACGTGGCGCTTCAGATGTCTGCCTACGCACACGCTGAGGTCATCATCGATCCGGCCGGTAACCGTGAGCCCATGCCCGACTTTGACGGCGCTGTGGTCCTGCACATCACTGAGGACCAGGCAGCGTTCAAGCCCGTGCGTATCGACGAGGGGGAAGTGTTCGCACACTTCCTGCACCTGCGCAGCACGTTCGAGTGGGTCAACAAGGTGAGCAAGACCGTGCTTGGCGACCCCATTTGGTCGACCGGTGACGCGCTGATCACGGGTACTCAGCGGCGCGCGTAGCGCAGGTAATCGAACCGCTAGCACCACTTCGAAGGGGGAGAGAGCGGCTGGACCGGTCAGCAGATGCGCACTGCGCACGTGGACATGACCGGGTCCCCGCCTCTCCCCGTTCCACCTTCACAGCCTCGCGCGAGAGCGCTTCACAGATACGGCGGTAACCCATGGCCCTGCGCATCTTCGACACCGACCCTGACGCCAAGCCCAAGCCGCGTACCGCCAAGGTTGAGTACGAGCGCCCCACCTTCCAGTTCCGCTCTGGCATGCAGGTGCGCAACCCTGACACGCGCCGTATGGAGCCGGTGAGTCTCGCCAACTGGCGTGTGCTGACCGACGATCCGACGGTGGCGGACGGTATCGCTGAGCTGCTCGGTGGTACGCCCGAGGAGTACGACCCGACCAAGAACATGAACCTTCACGTCATGACTGAGTCTGACTCGGTCGAGATCGTGATCAACGGTTCGAAGGCTGTGGAAGACAAGCTCATCCTGTGGGGTCCGGGCGGTCCGGTCCATGAGTGTGACGGTGAGTTCTTCCTGTCGCCTGCGGAGGACAAGGGCCAGCCTTGCGGTTGCCCGCGCACCATGTCTGAGCGCAAGGACCTTGCCAAGCGTCGGCGTGGTCCGTCCCCCTCGATCAACGTCACGTTCCGTCTCGCTGGCCACGGCTACGAGCTGGGCGCCGGAAAGCTGATCGCTACCGCCTGGTCTCTCGCTGAGGTTGTCCATGAGGTCAAGGACGCCCTTGACCGGGTCGACGGTGAGGCGCTCTGCCGACTGGAGTTGGAGCACGTCCAGTACACCAACAAGGCTGGCATTGACGTGAGTTACCGCAAGCCGGTTATCACGGTGCTCGGTTCCTACAACGACGCGATCGGCGAGGAGCGCTAACCCCCATGCCCACCCCAGATGAGTGGGCGGTAGCACTCAAGGGCGCCTCTGACGAAGCTATCAGGGGCCCCTTGTGGCGCTTCCCGCCTGAGGCTGCAAAGGCCGTCCAGCATGAACGCCGTGTGCGCTTCAACCTTGATGACGAGCCGATCGGCGACCCCGAGTATTCCTGACGGAGAGAGGCAACACCTGTGGCCCTGTACGAAGTTGTTCGCGTTGACACCGTTCAGCCCGGAGAGTTCGACAACGCCCTAGTCATCGCCGCTGGTACTGCGCTGGCCCGTAAGGCTGTCGCTCACCTGCTGCCCAAGGGTGCGCAGGTCATCGCTGCCCGGGTCGAGTTGACCGGCGTTCCGACCAAGCTCCTGTCTACCTACTTCGACGAGCGCGAGCCTGCGGCAGTCAGCACCGATCAGCTCAACTTCCCTGAGGCTCACGAAGCCTGGTAGTGCCTACGCCCCGAGTGTGCCCATGCGGCATGCCCGGGGCCTGAGGCAGTGGGAGGAGAGACCCCTATGACATTCATCTTCACGCCCGAACGCGACCCGAGGAGAGAGCAGATGGCGGAACACCAGGTTGGCGCAAAGGTCAAGTACCGGGGCAACGCCATGCCCGCTGAGATCCTGTCCGGCCCTCACAAGACCACTGGTGCGCGCCTGCGCTACCTGATTCGCAAGGCTGACGGGAATGTGTCCCTGGTGCCTGACACGGAGCTTGAGAAGCTCGTTCCGCGCCTCGACCAGGTAGCGGGAACGCTGGCCGTGCGCATCTATGGCCGCTCGTTCAACTCGCTGGACACTCAGCGCAGGTTCCTGATAGCGCGCACAGCCGCTGACCTGCTGGAAATCGCCGATCGTACGAAGGGTCAGATCTGATGGGTAAGCGCGGAGTAGTCACGGACTACGCAGGCGAGGAACTGTACGCGGGTGACCTGGTCTCGTTCGGCACTCGTCACGGCAACCGGGTCCGCCTGTCTGACGCTGTGGTCATCGACGTCACGACCAAGAACATCGGGGGTCGACTGCTGCCCACGCTCGTCGTCCAGCCCACGGGTACTGACTCCGGTTGGGGTCTCGGTTCCCGCAAGACGCTTCGGCCGGTAGAGATCAGCGCGGAACACGTACGGCTGGTGACGCCAGACTTCGTGAACCAGACTGCCGAGTAGGGGAGTTGGGGTCAGTGCTTCGTGCGCTGGCCCCTTTTCCTGTTTCACCACGTACGAACTTTCGTAGGAGGAACCGTTGATTATCTCGCTGGGGTCTGCCCCCGCTCTTGGGGACGTCCGGCTAGCAAAACGAGGTGACGTGATCGTGATCATTGAGGGCGCCACAGCGCGCAAGGATTGGGGCCGGTACCTCGACGCCATCTCAGCTGCTATCACCAGGGGCGCCACGGTCGGTACCAGGGAGGTTCCCGAGTGACCCAGATCTGTCGACTATGCGGGCGGGCCAAACCCGCTGAACAGTTCCTCGCTGGCAAGGCTAAGAAGCCATCCTCAGCGTGTGCCACATGTCGACGTAAGAAGCAACAGCAGCACGTCAAGAACTACTACCGGCGCCTACCGCCCGACGAGCGCCACAGGCTGACCCACAAGCGGCGTGCCGAGGAGTACGGCGTAGAACACGTGGCTTACAGCCGTACGGCCATCCTCGAACGCTGGGGACATGCCTGCGCCTACTGCGGAGCGCACGCCACCCACCTTGACCATGTCGAGCCGCTGAGTAAGGGAGGTAGCGACGTAGAGGCGAACATCGTTCCGGCGTGCCAACACTGCAACCTATCCAAGGGTGCCAAGACGCTTGCCGAGTGGGCAGAGAGCTTCACGTCTGAGCCCCCGTTCTAGGGCGGGTAATCGAACCGCTAGAGCCTCAGCGAACGAGACAGAAGGGAAGACACAGTGCAGTTCAACGACCTTTTGGGGCGCTTCGCTGAGGTGACCGAGCAGGCGGACGGGGGTTTCCTCGCGGTGTGTCCCGCGCATGGTGACTCTCGTCCGTCGCTTCGCATCTGGGTGGGCGATGATCGCAAGGTGCGCATGACGTGCCGTGCCGGGTGCAAGACAGGAGACGTGGTCAAGGCTGCGGGTTTGGAGTGGCGAGACATGTTCGAGGTAGAGGGCGACGCGCCTACCGTGGCTGCTGCTAAGCCTGCCCTTGTGGGTGTGGCCGCTATCGCCTCGCTCGCGCAGTACATAGACCGCACGGTCGAGTGGCTCCACGATCCTGCCTCGACGGTGGGTGTACAGGCTCTCGCGTATGCCGCTGACCGGTTTGGTCTGGACGCCGACACGGCGCGTGAACTGAACCTTGGCGCTGACGATGGTTTCAGCGTCCCCAACTTTGCCCACCGTGCCCGTGCGTTCACCCGCTTCCCGCGCCTCACGGTTCCTCTGATGGGGTTCAACGGGATGGCGCGTGGCTTGCAGGGGCGTGACCTCAGCGGAGGATGCCCCGGACGGTGGGTGTCGCTGAGCAATCCTGACGGCTACCGCTGGTCTCCCTACGGCGTGTTCAAGGGCTCTGGTGGGTACGGGGTCACCCTGGTCACTGAGGGGCCGGGAGACGGGCTTACAGCGGTTGGCGTGGGCTACGACGTGGTCATGGTCCGTGGCGCCTCGCTGGTGGCCTCTCCCGAGACGATCGAGGAGATTGCCAACGGGGTCAAGGGAACTCAGGTCATCGCGTGTGGCGACAACGACAAGGCAGGGCAGGACTTCAACCGGAAGTTGGCTGAGGGTCTCAAGCCGTTCGGTATCGAGGTCTACGCGCTGCCCATTCCGAACCTGGGCAACAAGTCTGACCTGACTGACTGGCGTGGTACCAACCCCACTGGTTTTGCAGGGGCGTTGCACAGTGCCGTCAAGGCTGCTCGACCTGTTGCCAAGCCTGAGGATGCCCGACGAGCGGCAGTCTCCGAGGAGCTGAGCGAGGCTACCGGCGCCGACGTGGTGAGCCGTGACCAGGGCGCGGAAGCTGGGCGCATCCTCGCTTCGCTGATCGAGCGGTACGGCGAGTCTGACGCGATGAACGCTCACGCGCTGGTGGCTTGGACGGACGGCCGTATCAAGTTCGCCCCGGGTCTTGGCTTCTACACGTGGAACGGTCGCGTGTGGGAGCGCTCTGAAGTGAAGGTGCGTCAGGAGATCCACCGTATGGGCGCTGCCCTGGTGCTCGCTGGCAAGCTGTCTGAGTCCAAGGGTTTCACCATGACGACGCGCATTGACGCTCTCATGACTGAGCTTCGCAGTGTGCCCAGCGTGTACGTGGCGCCGCAGGACTTTGACGCGCGCCCCGAGCTGCTGAGCTTCCGTAACGGCGTGGTCGAGCTGCGTACGGGTCTGCTGCGCCCCCATACCAAGGAAGACATGCTCACGTACTCGCTCGCCATTGAGTACGACGCTGACGCCAAGTGCCCGCGCTGGGAACGGTTCCTGACTGAGATCTTCCCGGAGGACCCTGACCTTGTGCCGTACATGCAACGGCTCATTGGCTACGGCATCACGGGCTACACGGACGAGCAGTGTTTCGCTGTGCTGTGGGGCAAGGGTGCTAACGGCAAGTCGGTGCTGACGGACACCGTTGACTCTGTCTTTGGCTCGCTGACCAAGACCACCCCCTTCCAGACGTTCGAGGAAAAGGGCGGGGGCGGTATCCCCAACGACATTGCAGCGCTGCGCGGGGCACGCCTGGTCATGGCCTCTGAGGGTGAGGCCGGTAAGCCCATGTCTGAGGCTGTCCTCAAGCGGGTCACGGGTAAGGACATGGTGTCTGCCCGCTTCCTGCGTCAAGAGTTCTTCGAGTTCAAACCGTCGTTCTTGCTCATGCTCGCGACCAACCACAAGCCCAAGTTCCGTGGGCAGGATGATGGCCTGTGGCGCCGAGTCAAGATGATTCCGTTCAAGCGGTTCTTTGCCCCGCACGAGCGTGAATACGACCTTGACAAGCAGCTCCTTGCCGAAGCGCAGGGCATCGCTGCATGGGCCGTCCGGGGGTCGCGTAGCTGGTTTGAGAACGGGCTCAAGGACCCTGCCTCGATCTCTAAGGCAACCCAGGAATACAAAGAGACCAGCGATGCTCTCGCCGGTTTCTTCCCGGGTGTGCTCGTCGCTGACGCTGCTGCCCGGATCGATGGCGCTGAGGCGTACAACGACTACAAGGATTGGTGTGAGGCTGAGGGACTGCCACAGCGCGAGATCTGGACTCGTCGGGCGTTCTACTCGGCCATGGAAGAGCGCGGGATTCAGCGCGTCCGTAGCTCTAAGGGAATGGTCCTGGTGGGTGTCAGTCACGCTGTGGCTGAGTCCAAGTCTGGTCCGGGCATCTTCGGTACCGACTGAGGTAATCGAACCGCTAGGACGAACACGAACGGGCCCGGTACGCCGAGGCTGACACAACATGCGCAGGGGCCACCTACGAAAGTTCGTAGGTGGCCCCTTTGCGCTGCACAAAGGAGGTGCCGCGTGAAGGTGTACGGCTACGCGATTGCTGGTGACCCCGTGGTGGTCAAGGTCCCCGAGACCCGTGAGGATCTCGACGAGTTCAAGACCTGGTTCCGCGCAGCGAATGCACGTGGACCCATCGCGCTGGACACGGAGACCACGGGCCTTGACATCTACTCGCCCGGGTATCGCCTGCGTACGGTGCAGTTCGGTGACGCTCACACGGCGTGGGTGCTGCTGTACGAGCTTGGCGGCTGGTTCGTTCAGGCTGTCAAGTGGGCCCTTGAGTGGGGCGAGCGTTTCCAGATTCACAACGCGCCGTTTGACTGGGCCGTCCTCGACCGCCACGCAGGCGAGACCATCGAGTCACTCGCTCCGCGCACCATCGACACGCGCCTAAAGGCTGGCCTGGTCGACCCCCGCCAACCCCAGGAAGGTGGGCGCGGAACGGGCCTCAAGCCCAATGCTGCGTACTACCTCGACCCGAACGCGCCGGACACTCAGGGAGACCTGACGGCAGTCTTCCGATCGCTGAAGCTGACCAAGGCAACGGGTTGGGCCGGTATCCCGCTGGACCACCCGACTTACCTTCTGTACGCGGGACTTGACGTCATCCTGACTTCCCGTCTCGACGTGGCCCTAGACGCTGAGCTTGCGAAGCTGGACGTTCGCCCCCGCCTGGTCCAGTACGAGCACGAGATAGCCCGTATCTGCGCGATCATGCAGCGCACTGGCCTGGTCCTAGACGAGCAGTACACGCGCACGCTGGACGCCACGCTGAGCGAGGATGCCCTCAGGTATGAGGCGCAGGCGCTCCGCTACGGGGTCGAGAACATCAACGCCACTCGGCAGGTAACCGAAGCGCTCCTAGCCATGGGGGAGACCCTCACGGACCGCACGGCTTCCGGCGCCTACAAGGCTGACAAGGCTGTCCTGTGCGCGCTCGCTGACCTCGACCAGAACTCATGGGCGCCTCTCGGGCTGCGCAAGGCAAACCCGCTCGCTGAGGCCATCCTCAAGAGCAAGCGTGCCGGTAAGTGGCGCTCCGCGTACACGCAAACGTTCCTTGACACGATGGACTCTGACGGACGGGTGCACGCATTCGTCAACAGCATGCAGGCACGCACGGGCCGTATGAGCATCACGCGCCCCGCCTTGCAGACCCTGCCATCGGGTGACCACATGATCCGGCGCGCACTGCTCGCTGAAGAGGGTCACGTCATGGTGTCCACGGACTTTGCGGCTGTCGAGCTGCGCGTGTTGGCGGCCCTGGGTGACGTCAAGCGTATGAAGGAAGCCATCCGGAACGGTGAGGATCTGCACTCCTTCACGGCGCGCATGGTGTTTGGTCCCGACTTCACGCCGAAGCATCGCAAGATCTCGAAGGGTATTGCGTTCGGCAAGGTGTACGGGGGAGGGGCTGCGACGATCCAGCGGCAGACCGGTGCGCCCATGGAAGACGTCAAGCGAGCCCTTGCGGCGTATGACCGGGTGTACCCGGAGGTTCGGCGCATGTCTAACCGCTTGCAGCGCGAGGCGTACGAGACTGGCATGGTCCACGTGTCCGTGACTGGTCGGCGTCTTCCGCTGGACCGTGAGCGCACGTATGCGGTGGTCAACTACGGCGTGCAGAGTGCCGCCCGTGACTGCCTTGGTCAGAGTCTGATCAACCTGGAAGAGGCGGGCATGTTGCCGTACATGCGCCTGCCGATCCATGACGAAGTGCTCTGCTCCGTGCCCAAGGCTGAGGCTGCTGAGTACGCGCGGACCGTGGAACAGTGCATGTCGTTCGACCTGTACGGCGTGCCGATCGAGGCAGAGTCGGAAATCGGCCAGCGCTCTTGGGGCTCGCTGTACGGCGCTGACTACTGACAGTCGACTTTGGGGCCATCTTCCATCACGGAGGGTGGCCCTCTCGTCGTTGTGGTGCAGCCCACATGTTGTCACTGCAAACACAGGCATTCGCAGCTAACGCCCACGTTCGCATATGCCAAACCCGCTACTTCCAAGGGATGAACCCGGGTAACGCCTTCGAATCCTCTACAACGATGTCCGGTAGTAGCTGGTCTAATAGGCAGTCACGTACGAAAGGACCTTGCACCACCTACGAAAAATCACGTAGAACTCTCCTCAGCGAAGACGAGCCATCCGGCCGGAGGCTCGAACCGCAGACCACCCACCCAGGGTGTTCGTCTGTTCCTTGGCGTTGCCCCGCAGCGCTCAAAACCGGCCGGACTCCCACGGGTAATCGAACCGCTAGGGCACTCCTAGCGACCACCCGAAGGAGTCCCCCTCATGTCTCTCACCGTTGCCCAGATCCGTTCGGCCCAGACCAACGACCTTGCCGGGATCACGGCCGTACTCGCTGAGATGGAAGAGCGGGTGTCCCGCCTCGCTGCTCAGGCTGCACGCCGAATAGATGGCAACCTGCGGGAAGACTTCGAGCAGGACGCCCGAGAGGCTCTCTTCCTGGCCCTGCCCCGGTACGACCTTGACAAGGTCAGCGGGGACCCCGTGGACGGCTTCCTTGGCTTCCTGTACACGACGATTGCTGAAGTCCTCAAGGACCGTGTCCGCGAGCAGCGCTACGTAGGGGTGGACAAGGACGCTGTCAAGACGTTCATGTCTGTCCTGGGTGACGCCGAGGGAGACCCGTACAAGGCTGCCAAGCTCGCTACTGCCCTCCCCAAGGGTGAGCGACTCAGCGCGGACCGGGCGGACGCTGCTCGCCTCGCTTGGCAGGGTGCCGTGTCCATCGACAAGGGCAACGACGACGAGAACGAGGGCGCCTCGCTCGCTGACACGCTGGCCGTGGTCGACGAGACCCCCAAGGTTCAGCCGAAGGTGGGCCACGGTGCCGCCCTGGAAGCTCTCGCGGTGCTTCAGCGGTACTCGTCCGCCCGATCGGTTCTCTCGGCCCTCCCCGTGAAGCCTGAGGACGTTGACGCGATCGAGGACACCCTCACCGTGCCCCGTGACGAAACGGTTCGCCGGTACGTGCTCGACTCCATCGCGATCCTGCGTAGCTACGTCAGCACTGCCACGGATGGTGACCTTGCCGAGGAACTGCGGGACGTGTCCGACGAGCGGCGCGACGAGCGGGCGGCGAAGATCGGCATGGTTCGCGCTGCACTCGACAAGATGGGCGAGGGTCAGCGCACGGTCCTCAAGCACACGTTCGGTATCGATGGCGCTGTGTTCTTCGGCCACGGTGACGGGTGCGACAACGACGGGTTGGCGGAGCTGCTCGGGCTTCAGGTCAACGCCGTGCGAGTCAGCCGGACCAAGGCTTTCAAGAGCTTCACTAAGTACTACATCGCCCTTGCGGCCGGTAGCGAGGCTGAGGCCATCACGCTGAACGAGGCTGCTGCCTCGAACCTTTCCCGGGGCGGACGCAAGTGATCGAGGCGAAAGCCTGTACGGAGTGTGGGGAGGTCAAGAGCCTCCCCGCATTCCACACGGACAAGCGACGCAAGGACGGACGCCGGGCCAAGTGCAAGGACTGCACCAGGGCCAAGCTCCGGGACGCGTACGCCGCTGATCCGGACAAGCAGAAAGACAAAGTCCGTGAGCGCTACTGGGAAGCCCCCGAGGATCACAGGGAGCGCAAGCGGACCGCCTACGAGCGCAAGGCCCGAATCCGGGCAAGCCAGCGACGATACAACCTGCGGAACCGAGTCGCCCGTAACGCTGCCTCCCAGCTCTGGCGTGACACGCACAGAGAGCATCTCGCGACGTACTACCAGGAAGACGCGCAGCGCCGTAAGGGGTACCAACGTGAATGGCGCCGAGCGAATCCGGAACGCGTACGCGAGTACAGGCAGAGGCACACCACGCAGGCACACGACTACCTCACCCAGTGGCGGAAAGCCCAGCGCGTTGACGCAGGCGTACATGCGGACCAGGCGACGCCGTAAGACCCCGTACAAGCGCGCTGACGTGTTCGCCCACTGGGGAGGGCGCTGCGTGTATTGCGAGGCACCAGCGGAGCACCTAGACCACGTGCAGCCCCTGTCACGGGGTGGGCGAGACATCCTCTCGAACGTGGTCCCCGCATGCGCCCCCTGCAATCTCGACAAGGGCGCGCAGACACTCGCCGAGTGGGCCCGGGTAATCGAACCGCTAGAGCCCCAGCACAAGCCGGAAACGACCTAAGGAGACACGCCATGACGTACACGCTGGCCAACGGGTTCAAGGTCATCACTCGCACGGTGGACGACGGTACGGAGTTCGAGACCCGCAACCGCAAGGGCGAGACGATCAGCACGGTTCGACTCGGCTACCTCAGCGCCCGTGAGCTGGTTCTCGACCTGAACCGCAAGGCGGTCTGATCATGGCCAAGCTGGACGCTTCGATAGCTGAGCAGAACGTGACGACGATCATTGCGGACCGGGCGGACTGTTACCGGACGGCCGTACGGCTGATCAACGATGCCGGGTTCTTCACTGACGCTGGCCCGGAAGACGCGTTGTATCTCGCGCAGTTCCTCGCTGGCAACGATCTCTGAGCTACCGCTCATCCCTGGGGGTCATCTACGAAAGTTCGTAGGTGGCCCCTCGTACGTAGGAGAGACTTTGAAGGTTGACATCCTGGCCCATACGGTCATCGTGCCCGAGATCCTCGAAGAGGCGTACGACTACGACGCGTTCGCCGATCGTCCGTGGACGGCTGACGCTGACGCCCTGGGGGAGGCTGCGGGGCGCATCTGCTACAAGAGTTTCGCTCGACCCAATCCGGCGACTGCCACGAACGATGGCTACATGTCCAACATCCTCGGGCAGGGTCACTACAGCGTGCTTGAGCACTCGTCCGTGAGCTTCCTGGTGCGTGGCGTGTCCCGTGCGCTGCTCGCTGAGCTGACCCGCCATCGGCACCTGTCGTTCAGCGTGGTGTCTCAGCGGTACGTGGACTACGCCGGAACGTCCCCTGTGGTCCCTCCGGCCCTTGCGGGTGACACGGTGAGCGAGGAGGTTCTAGAGCGGGTCTACGGCGTCACGGTCCACGCGTACGAGGTTCTGACGGCACGGCTCGTAGAGGCTGGCCTGAAGCGCAAGCAGGCTCGCGAGGCTGCACGCGCGGTACTGCCGAACGCTGCCCCCGTGGACATGGTGGTGACTGGCAACCTGCGGGCATGGCGGGATGTCCTGGGCAAGCGACACAGCACGCACGCTGACGCTGAGATACAGGAGTTCGCGGGTCTCGTGCTCGGGCACCTGCGCACCATCGCCCCCAACTCCGTGCAAGACATCGACGACGAGCCGAGCGCATGACGACATTCGTGATCGTGGCCAGTGCCCTGGGTGTGTACATCCTCGGGGCGCTGGCCGTTGTGTGGCTGACGGGAGAGGCACCATGGCAGACCCTCGCGAGGCTCGCTTGCCGAAGTGGGCGCAAGACGAACTCAGAACCCTACGGCGCGAGTTGGGGTCGGCACGCCGCAAGGTCGAGGAACTCAAGGGCAACGTTCCTGACACGGATACGTACCTACTTGACTACGGGTCGCTAGACGATTTTCCCTTGCCCAAGGGTGCCCGCGTGGCGTTCCACATCACCCCGCCCGGGTACGAACGCAAGGTGCGCCAAGCCGTGCAGGTGTACGTAACGGATGAGGGCGCCTTGCACGTGCAGGGGGATACCTCGCTGATCATCTACCCGCGTGCGTCGAACACGTTCAACATTGAGCTTGAGAGGTACCGGTGAGCCTGCACAAGCTGACGGGGGACCGGGCGATATCTGCTCGGTACCTGCGCCCTGAGTGGGACGCCTATTTCCTCGCTGGTGCTGAGTGGGTGGCGACTCGCGCCGACTGCACCCGTAGCGCCGTGGGCGCCATCCTGGTCAATGCCTCCCATGAGGTTCGGGGGACTGGCTACAACGGGCCCCCGTCGGGTGTCCCTGGGTGTCTCACAGAGGGTGCCTGTCCCCGTGGTCAGCTCACCTACGACGAGTGTGCAGCGAACACGGACTACTCGAACTGCACCGCTGATCATGCGGAGCGAAACGCCATCCGTCACACGCAGGCTGCGGAGCGAGTAGGCGCCACGCTGTACACGACTCGGGCACCTTGCCCGGCATGCTGGACGCTGATTCGAGCCAGCCGCATTGCCCGTGTGGTCTGTCCCACAGCGCGATGGGTGTTGCGTTTTTCGTAGGTGGGTGGGTACTGTCTCCCTTGTCAGCAACGAACACGGCAAGGGAGACACGACATGCGCGAGATCATCACCACCAAGGTTGAGTACCTCTCTGAGGGTGACCACCTGAGCATCAACGGGGTGTTCGAGTTCATTGATGACATCGAGTACGCCGTGAACGGGGACATGACGATCAGCTTTGACGATGGGGGGTTCGTCACCTACAAGCAAGGCACGGACGTTCGGGCCCTTTGCTGGATCTAGCACGCTGGCCCGATGGTGTAGGGCGGGTTCGATTCCCGCCCCGGGCACTTGACCAACAACCAATCACAAGCGAAGCGAGCACCACCATGCGTAAGCCCCTGAAGCTCCGTACAAAGATCGTCCTTGGCGCCGTTGGCGGGTTCGTCATCGTCGGTGCGCTGGCCCCGGAAGCCGGAGGATCGCCGGAGACGCCCGTTCCGGTCCCCACCCATACCGTCACCCAGACTGTCACTGCGGAGCCGTCAGAGACCCCGTCAGAGCGCGAGGAGAGCCACACGGACCGTGTCCGCCCCCGCGTAGACATCGACGTCCACCGGCCCCGTTCCTGCGCTCACCGCTGGTACTGCTGATGCTCCGCGCGCTGAAAGTCCTGGTCCTTATGTGCTGGCTCTACTCGCTGGCCGTGTTCGTGTTCTTCCTTGGGAGGATGTTCGTATGAGCCTGCGTCACGTTGAGAACGTTGGGCGGATCACTGAGTCACGGCTGATCGCTGGCCCGAAGTACGCCACGGTAGAGATTGACTACACCACAGCGGGTGGGGTCAGTAAGACGCTCAGGCTTGCGCACGGTGAGGCTGAGATGATCCGTGCTGCGATCGTCGACGAGCTTGAGTCCATGCCGGAAGGTGCCCGTAGGGGCTCGTTCTTTGCCTCGCTGAAGCGCAAGCGCTAGCCCCTAAATGTCCAAGTTTGGCCCCTGGTGCTCCGGCGCTGGGGGCCATTTTGTGTTGTGGCTCACATACGAAAATTCGTAGGTGCCTTGCGCGGGGCGCTCCGGGGACCCTAGTGTTTCACCTGTCAGCAGCGAACAACGAAGGGACACACCATGACGAACATCGGCCCCCGCAAGGACCACGAGAGCTACGGCATGCGCGGCACTCAGACCCGCCCGAGCGACCGTGTGACCCGCTGGACTCGCCGGATTGGTTCCCACAACTACGAGTTCAGCCGTGTTGCGTGGGAGGGTGGGCGCATGGGCTACACGCTCCGCGCGTTCGTTGCCAACACCACGGTTTGCACGCACATGTGGGAGTTCAACGCCAAGGGTGAGTACCTCCCGCTGTAGCTGAGCCACGGGGGTCAGGTTGACAGCCTGGCCCCCACCCCCGTAACGTTCCACTCGTAAGCACACAGCGCGCAAGGGAGACACACCATGAACATCCAGGTCTGCGACATCGACGCCAACCACCACATGGGCTCTGACGACCTGGGCGACGCGTTCGACGCTGAGGACATGGCCGCTTACGCCGAGACCCTCGATCGCTCCTACGCGCTGGCCTACCACTTCAGCGAGGGTGACCGGTACGAGCTGCGTGTGTGGGACGGGGACGATTGCGTGTGGTCCGCTGAGTACACCTACCGGGACGGCGCCCTGATAGCTGACTGACAGACCGAGTGAGGGCCCTGGGGGAGACTCCGGGGCCCTCTTTCGTTTGGGCATAAAGACACTTGCTTTTGGCAAGTAATCAGAGACGCAGGTCACATACGAATTTTCGTAGGTGGTTGCGCTCAGGGTTTCGGCATGCCTATGATGGTGACACACCACAACGAAGGGCAAGAAAATGATCCTGAACGTCGAGATCTACGGTCGCCAGGCAGGCAACAGCAACACGAACGGCGTGGTGGCCATCGGGGGGGTGGTCGGGACTACCAGGGCAAAGGTCCAGTGGCCCGGAGTCTGGGAGGACACGGAAGCCCAGCGGGCCGAACTCCTCGCCCTCTTCCCGGACATGGACACCATCTCGCTGAAAGTGACAGCCTAAGGACTGGGCCCCTACGGGGGCCCTCTTCTTTTGCCTGCCGAACGTTACTTGCCGAAAGCAAGTGTCTTTGGGTCAGACCTTAGTTAGCGAAACTAACTACCTTTGGTCACGTGTTCGTAACAAGTACTACTTATTACCTTCACAACCGGAGTCGTTGGTTCTTCAAGCTTTACGATTCCATGACGGTCCTGTCCCACTCTGTCAGGTATTGATCATGGTATACATCGGCCCTGCCCCGACTGCTGACCTGTTCCTGTACGTTCCGGGGCCCCTCGGTGAGGGTTCCTGGGCCTGGTCCGAACACCCGCGCTGGCCTGGTGTGCTGGCCTCTGATTACGTCTACAGCGCGCATGAGGCTTCCGCCCTTGTCCGTGGTTACGCCTGCTCGATGGCTCGCCAGATGCGCCCCCAGGAAGCCTCACGGTTCGTCATGCTGGCCCGTGGGCGCGTGAGTGGCCTGGTGCTCGCACGGGACGAGTGGTCATGGGTACGGACGTCCGGGCAGTACGCGCCGACGGGGGAGCCGTGGAACACCTGGCCTGCTGCCGCTCGCCGTTACTGGGAGATCACGAACACGCTGATAGAGCGTCAGCGCTTCCGGCCTAGGCTGGACACATGAGCATCAGCTATCAGTGGCGCATCCGTGGGCGAGAACTTGCGGGGGGTACCAGTGCCGGAGTCGCTGACGGCATGGACGCCGTTGTGACGGGCATTACAGCAGCGCTGAGGCGCCACTACGAGGACGAGCGGCCGGAAGTACTAGCGAACATTCTCATGCAGTCCTGGGGGCCGTTGCGTCACGCCATGCTCACAGACGGAGTCAGCGCGACCAGCAAACCGGGGGGTTCCTGGGAGGGTTCCGCCGGACCGATCAACGTGAGAATCTGGGCGCTATGAGTCGACGCTACGTAGTGACGCAGACACCGGACCAACGACACTGGGCGATCCTCGATCGGGAACTGATGGGGTTCTGCACCCTGCCCGACGGACACGGCAACCTGCTACCGCTGGAATGGCACGGAAAGCCTGCCGCTGAGGCATGGCTCTACGCCTGCCGTGTCGTGTGGGGCAACGGTCTGGTGCCTGCGCCGGAGGGGTGGAACGAGTTCAAGGCCGAACCATCGCCCTGGGATAGAGGCTGGTCGTACTACAACTGATCCATGTACTCAAGGGTGTTCACGTTCGGGCAAACGCGGGTAGCCTTGAGTACATGAGGACAGTCAAGGTCGCCATATACATCAGGCTCAGCCGAGAGAACGACGACTCAGCGAGCATCGAGACCCAGCGACGAGCAGCGCGTGAGTGGCTGAAGTCCAACGGCTACGACCCTGACGACGCTGTGGAGTACGTAGACGCTGGCGTGAGCGGCGCCAAGCCCCTGGAAGCACGCAAGGGCATGCGAGCGCTCATGGCGGATCGTCCGGCCGTTGTGATCGCGTGGAAGCTCGACCGGTACGCGCGCAGCGTGAGTGAGTTCCTGCGGCTCGTCGCATGGGGTGAGGCTCATAACGTCCGGGTGGCCACGACGGACAACACGATCAACACGGCCAGTCCCACGGGGCGCATGGTCGCTGTGGTGCTCGCCGCTCTCGCTGAGTGGGAACGAGAACTCATCAGGGGTCGTATCAGCGACGGACACGCCACACGTAGGGCTCAGGGCCGTTGGGGCGCTGGGAGGCCGCCATACGGCTACAGGACCGTTCGGCGGGATGGTGCTGCGTATCTGGAGATCGACGAGGAGCAGGCAGCGCAGATTAGAACAGCCGTGCGAAAGCTCCTCGACGATGGCTCAGTTGCCTCTACAGCGCGCATGGTCGGCGTGAGCGAGCCTCAGTGGCGCCGGTTGCTCAAGTCCCCCACGCTCCGGGGCCTGCGCAGCCACAAGGGCGCCCTAGTCCTAGAAGAGGACGGCATCACACCCCTGCGCTTCGCTGAGCAGATCATCGGGGCCGCTGAGGCAATCGCCATCGAGCAACGGCTAGAGGCTCTCGCCACGGGCCAGGATCGCGCCCCGCGCAGTGCCTCCCCCATGTGCTTCGGTCTGGCCTGGTGCTATCGCTGTGAGACCCACCTGAACGGCGGGGCCAGTGGCACGGGCGTGCGCCTCTACAAGTGCAAGCAAGGGCACGTGACCATATACGCCGAGACCCTCGACCAGCGGGTTACGGACGAGTTCCTTGAGCGCTTCGGCTCGTTCGCTGAGCACGTCGTCAGGCTCGAAGGGGGTAACGACCTGTCAGACCAGATGGCGGAAGCACAGGAGCAAGCGCAGAGACTCGCGCACAAGATGGCTACGGCCGGACCGCTCATGTTGACGACGCTGGAAAGCATGGCTGAGGAGCTGGAAGCCACGTACGCCGCTCTACGGGCCTCCCACGACCCAGATGTAAGAGAGGTGCTTGAGCCCACTGGGAGGACGCTGGGGGAGGCTTGGGAGGCTTCCCCGGGGGAACGTGGCCGGTTGCTCGCTGACGTTGGCCTACACGTTGTACTCCACCCCAAACAGCGCGCGGATCGGCTCGACGTCTCATGGGCCATCGGGGGCGACGATCAAGCACTAGTCGAGTACCTGGGGGACCGTGACGCAGTGAGCTAAGTCACGTCGGCAGGTAACAGGGCGGTCACGGGCGAGTGCTCGGGCCGCCCTTTGGCGTTACAGCGGGTAAGGCGCTGCCCCGAAACTACACTCTCCCCTCTAACGCCCCATCAGCTACAACCCTTCTGACCTGCGAAAACTCTCTCTCAGTGTAGAAGTGTAGTTTTAGACGTCAATCCACATATCCCAATGGAGTCCCCAAGGGATTCCGGAAACGCCCCTCAGTTCTACACTTCTACACTCGGGTACTTAGCCAGCCTAACGACGGGTAATCGAACCGCTAGATAGTAAGTAGGAGTCGGATGCATCCCGCGCATCTAGTGCGTAACGCCATGGCGGACTGAGGGCCCGATTCCTACTCCCCGGTTGCTCCCCTGCCTCTCTCCCAGGGTCGAGCGACCGGGGCAAGCCTTGCTAGCTCAAGTGGTAGAGCGCCGGTGTGAAGCTCCGGAGGTTGGTGGTTCGAGTCCATCGCTCGGCACTTTGGTACGTAGCTCAGCGGCAGAGCAAGGGGTCGCTACCCAATGTGCGCAGGTTCGATCCCTGCCGTACCAACTAGCGGTGTGTCTAGAAGCCTCTGGCCGTGAGCCCTGGGTGATCCCCGGAAAGCCTGCCAAGCGAAACCAGGGCGCACCGCTTACCCGCTGGTGGTGGAATGGCGAGACACGGCGCGCTTAGAACGCGTTGCCTTCGGGCGTGGGGGTTCGAGTCCCTCTCAGCGGACAACGTGGGTATGGCCCAGTTGGTTAGGGCGCCTGGTTTGGGACCAGGAAGCCGGGGGTTCGAATCCCTCTACCCGCACTCATAGAAAGGTGGTCGCATGAGCGGCTACACAATCGCTTGGCTCGCGTGGCTGGGCGCCTTTGTCGTTATCGAGGGTAAGGCGCTGTTCAACAAGGCTGAGGGCGACACCCTGAGCGAGCACGTATGGCGCTGGTTCAAGACGGGCAAGATGAGCAACCGGACTCCTTCCGCAGGGGTCCGCATTCGCCGTTTCACGCTGCTTGCGTTCATGGCGTGGCTCTCTGTCCACTTCCTGACGGGTGGCCTGTTCTAGGGGCAGTCACCTACGAACTTTCGTAAGAGGTACCCCCCATGGCTCGTAGCGTCTGCTCGACCCCGGGGTGTCCCAATCTGGTCTACCCCGCTGGACGATGCCCGGAGTGTAGGGCAAGGGCGGGGGTTGCCCGGCGCAGTGCCCAGCGCAAGGGGTATGGGTCAACCTGGCAACGGACACGGGCACGCTTCCTGAGAGAGCATCCCTACTGTGAGTGCACAGAGTGTGATGCGCTGCCTGTTCCGCTGAAGCCTGTGGCCACAGAGGTTGACCACATAGATGGGCTCGGTCCGCTGGGTCCACGTGGCTACGACTGGTCGAACCTCAGGGCGATGACCAAGGCTCACCACTCCCGAGAGACTGCACGCAATCAACCTGGTGGTTGGAACGATCGAGGTTAGCTCTCGTTCGCAATCATTTGCGTTTGCATCGCGATTGCAAAGACGGGGTGGGGGATGACCCCTTTTGATCTTGGGGACGTTGAACGCGGGGGAGGGCTCCGAGGGGTGCGCCCGGTTCAGAGACCCCGATTGTGACTCGCGCCACACGCGCGCTCTTTGCACTGCAAATCCCGGTGAACGGAGGTGATGACCATGGCCAAGGGTGGTGCTCGTGCTCGGTCCGGCCCTGCGCCGACCAGCACTGACCGGAGCCACAAGGCCAAGGCTGACGCCCAGGGATGGACGACCCTACCCGCTGAGGGAAGGGACGGAGCTGAACCAGCCTTCCCGCTGGACATGGCTACACCCCGTGAGCTTCAGATCTGGGAACGTCTCTGGGAGACTCCGCAGGCTGTCATGTGGGAGCAGCTACACCAGGACTTCGAGGTAGCGTCCTACGTGCGCTTGCTCGTTCGCGCTGAGTCTCCGCGCTCCTCCGCCATCGTGTGGGGTCAGGTCAAGCAGTTCGCCGAGTCGCTCGGCCTTTCGGTCAGCGGCATGCAGCGCAACAAGTGGACCATTGCCAAGGTTGACGCCGACGACGAGCAGACAACGACCCTATCCGCTGTCTCCCCTGTGGCTTCCCTGACTGCCCGTTTGAAGGCGGTACAGGATGGCTGAGGGGACACCCTTGGTCGTCACTCTCGCGTGGATTGAGTCGCATGCAGTCATCCCGGACGGATTCCGTCAGGGTGAGCCGTTCGAGTTCCTGCCGTGGCAACTGAAAGTAGCCAGTCACTTCTACACGGTGCGTGCTGACGCAGAGGTAGGGCAGCGCTCCACAGCGTTTGTCTACCGGCGTGCGCAGGTCATCATGTCGCAGAAGTCGGGCAAGGGCCCTTTCGCTGCTGCGATCGTGCTTGCCGAGGCTGCTGGTCCTACTGTCTTCAGCGGGTTTGCTGAGGGTCCTGAGCGCTTCCGGTGCAAGGATTGGGGTTGCCCCTGCGGGTGGTCCTACGAGTACGCCCCGGGCGAGCCTATGGCCGTGCCTCAGCCCACCCCGCTGATTCAGCTTCTAGCGACGTCTGAAGACCAGGTGGCGAACGTCTACCGGCCGCTGACTGCCATGGTCAAGCACGGGTCACTAGGCGCCATCATGAGCGTGCGTGAGGGGTTCATACGCGTAGGCGATGAGGGGCGAATAGACGTAGTCACCAGCTCCGCGCAATCGCGACTCGGTAACCCAATCACGTTCGCCATTCAGGACGAGACAGGCACGTATACGGCAACCAACAAGATGATCAAGGTTGCTGAGACGATGCGCCGTGGTCTCGCTGGTATGTCCGGGCGCTCGATGGAGACGACCAACGCATACGACCCTTCCGAGGAGTCGACGGCTAAGCGCACGCACGAGAGCAAGGCTGAGGACGTTTACCGGTACTTCCCGCAAGCGCCCTTGAACCTGAGCTACCGCAACAAGCAAGAGCGCCGGAAGATTCACAAGGCTGTCTACTGTGACTGTCCGCACATCGACCTAGACGCTATCGAGGCTGAGGCCAGCGAACTAGCCGAGACGGACCCTGCGCAGGCTGAGCGGTTCTTCGGTAACCGCATTGTGGCTGGTGCTGGTGCATGGCTTGAACACAATCTGTGGGAGGCTCGGGCCAATTCGGCACGCAGCGTAGCGCCCAAGACCCCGGTTGTCCTGGGGTTCGATGGTTCCGACGTTGACGACTGGACGGCCTTTCGCGCTGAGACGCTGGACGGTTTCCAGTTCACGCCGACGTTCGGCCCTAACCGACTACCAACCATCTGGAATCCCGCTGATTACGGTGGGCAAGTCCCCCGGTTGGAAGTCTCCGCAGCGCTGGACGAGTTGATGACCCGCTATGACGTCAAGCTCCTCTACGCTGACCCGCCCTATTGGGACTCTGAGGTAGACCAGTGGGCAGCGCAGTACGGGGACCGGGTCGTAATTAGCTGGTACACGCGCCGAGTTGTGCAGATGCACGCTGCTGCGGAACGGCTGAAGACGGACATAGCCAAGGCTGACACCACGTTCAGTCACGACGGGTGCCCGATCACGTCCGGCCACATGCGTAATGCCCGTGCAGCCGCTCGACCGCAGGGCCGTTACGTGCTGGCCAAGGCAGCGCAAGACCAAAAGATCGACGTTGCGGTTACCTCGATCCTCACGCACGAAGCTGCGATGGACGCCGTAGCCGCTGGCATGGCTGCACCTAAGCGCAAGTCCTACTACTACGGAGCATGAAAGGTGGCCCGGTGGCAACTGAGGCTGAAGCCCTACGACTCATCGGGCTACTTGAGGACGAGCTACGTTCTCGCCGTTTCGAGATTGACCGTAACGAGGAGTACTACCGGGGCAAGCAGCCTCTACGGTTCGCCTCTGACGAGTTCAAGAAGTACCACGGGCAGCGCTACCAGGGGTTCTCTGACAACTGGGTGCAGGTGGTCTCTGACAGTCCCGTAGAGCGTCTCGCAGTGAACGGCGTCCAGCCCGCTGGGATGACCGAGTCTGACCGTGAGTCGTGGCGTGTCTGGCAGATGAATGGCCTTGACGCTGACTCTCAGCTTGGCTTCCTGGGTGCCGTCAACAGCGCCCGTAGCTTCGTGCTGGTGTGGGGCAACCCGGATGACCCCGAGACTCCTGAGGTCACCTTCGAGGACGCCTCACAGTGCATCGTGGCGTACCAGCCTGGTTCTCGCCGGAAGCGTCTCGCAGGGCTGAAGCGCTGGGAGGATGGCGCCGACGACTTCGCCACGCTCTATCTCGCTGATGAGGTGTGGAAGTTCAAGCGTGCCCGTGCGGGTGCCGCTCAGAAGACAACCGGCATGCAGGACGTTGACGACGAGCTGAAGCGCTGGGACCTACGGGACATGGGCGCTGAGCCTAACCCGCAGCCCAACCCCCTCGGCCTTGTCCCGCTGGTCGAGCTTCCCAACCGGCCTACCCTGGTGGGCGATCCCATATCGGACGTCAGCGGCGTGGTTGCCATGCAGGATGCGGTAAACCTCCTGTGGGCGCAGCTCTTCACAACGTCTGACTACGCGTCGTTCCCCACTCGCATTGTGCTGGGCGCTGAACGGCCGGTTGTTCCGGTGCTCGACGCTTCCGGCACCATCGTGGGTGAACGCCCCGTGGACATGGAAAAGTTCGCCGTTGACCGGGTGCAGTTCTTCACGGGTGACAACGTCCGCACTGAGGAATGGTCAGCGGCCAACCTTGGCGCCTACTCGGAAATCATCGAAACGGCCGTTGGCCACATCGCCGCTCAGACCCGCACCCCCCAGCACTACCTAGTTGGGAAGATGGCCAACCTTTCCGGTGACGCGCTGATTGCTGCGGAAACCGGCCTGGTCAAGCGGGTTGAGGAAAAGCAACTGTGGTTTGGGCAGGCGCTACGTGAGGTGTTCGCGCTGGTCGCACTGGCCCAGGGCAACGACGCTAAGGCGGTTGCCATTACCGCTGGTCGCGTGGTGTGGGCTGACGCTCAGTCGCGCTCGATTTCCCAGCTCACTGACTCGCTGCTGAAGCTCAAGCAGATTGGGTTTCCGTTCGAGTTCCTCGCGCTGCGGTACGGGCTCACGCCGACTGAGGTTGTGGACCTACTCAGCATGCGTGAAAAGGAACTGATGGCTGATCCGATGGGCGCGTTTACTCAGCTCATGGCCCAGGACCCAGCGCAGGGAGACAACACGAATGGCGGTCAGTCGCAGGGCGCAACGCCACCAGCGGGCGCGTGAAGCGCTAGCGGACGGTACAGCGCGGGCAGTGCTCGCAGAGTGGGCAAAGGTCCGGCCCGATGATGTGGCCCGGGAATGGGGCAGGTTGCTTCCCCGGGTCACGGCCATGGTGCAGGCGGGGCAGTTGCACGCCGCTGAGGGCACGCAGACGTTTATGCGTGAGCTACTCGGCCGTGAAGCCGCAGGCGCCCCGGAGATTGACCCTGAGCAGTTCGCACGGCAGACGCCCGATGGGCGCGACACTATGGGCCTGCTCGCTCGCGCTGCCCCTAACGCCATCCAAGCCCAGCGCCAAGGATTCAGCCCGCGTGCCGCAATGGCCCGTGCGGGTGCCTTCCTTGACATGGTGGTGCGGACGGTGGTTGCAGATACGGGACGGCAGGCAGACCAGGCCGCAATGGTCGCGAACAAGGGTGTCACGTCATACATTCGCGTGGTCGAGCTTCCTGCATGCTCTCGCTGCATCATCCTCGCTGGCCGTGAGTACGGCGTATCGAGTGGCTTCCTACGCCATCCGCGCTGTGACTGCACGATGGAGCCGGTAACGCGCAAGCACACTCCCACCCCGTTGGATTCGCGCGACCTGTTCGACAGCATGACCCCCGCCCAGCGTCGCAAGGTGTTTGGGGAAGCGGGGGCCAAGGCTATTGATGATGGCGCCAACATTTCCAGCGTGGTGAACGCGCGCAAGTCCATGGCCCAAGTTGAGATGTTCGGCCGGACGGTACAGGCAACCTTCGTGGGTACGGGCTCGCGCAAAAAGAAGCGTCCGCCCCGCCTCATGCCTGAAGAGATCTACCGCATTGCCGACGGTGACAGAGACCACGCTATCCGGCTTCTGTACAAAAACGGCTATCTCCGCTGAGGCGCACCGCCAAGGCACCTACGAACTTTCGTACCTGACTCGCGCGCAAGGCGCAGGGAGGACCCAGCATGCCCGAGAACGAGAGCACCACGGATGAGCAGCCGATCACTGAGGAGTCTGCCACAGCGACTGACGCTGAGGGCACGGTGGTTGGCGATGGCGAGCCTAATCCGGATGGTGCCGACCAGCTAGGCGACGCTGGTAAGAAGGCGCTGGACTCTATGAAGTCCAAGTGGCGCGAGGAGCGTACGAAGCGGCAGGAGCTAGAGCAGCGACTGACCGCACTGGAGAGCACCCCCAAGGGTGATAACGAGACTCCTGACGCCGACCAGATCAAGGCGCAGGCTACGCGCGAGGCTGTCACTAAGGCCAATGCGCGGATCGTTCGGTCTGAGGTCAAGGCGGCTGCTGCTGGCAAGTTCGCCGATCCTGCCGACGTTGCGCTGTATCTCGACCTTGCCAAGTTCGAGGTTGACGAGAACGGCGACGTTGACGAGGACGAGATCAACGACGCGATTGAAGACCTACTGACCAGGAAGCCGCATCTAGCCGCAACGGCACGGCCACGCTTCCAGGGCACCGGCGACGGTGGAGCAGCGCGCAAGGCGTCTGGCCCTACTCAGCTGACCCGCGAGGAACTTGACGGCATGACCCCGGAAGCCATCGTGAAGGCAAAGGCTGAGGGTCGACTCAAGAACCTCCTGAACGGCAAGTAAGCCGAATACCCCTTGTGCGCTGGTCAATCTGACCCGCACTCACCCAATAGAAAGGTACGGGCCCCATGGCCGTTACTTCGTTCATTCCCGCCATCTGGAATGCGCAGCTCCTCACCGACTTCCGAGAGCAGGCGGTTGCGGCCTCCCTCACCAACCGTGAGTACGAGGGCAACGCGTCTGCCGGTAACACTGTCAAGGTCAACTCGGCTACCGCCGTTACCATCACGGACTACAAGGCTGCGTCGCGCATCACCTCTGCGTCCGCTGTCAGCTCGACGTCTCAGGATCTGCTGATCGACCAGGAGAAGTCTTTTGACTTCTACGTGGACGACATCGACCGGGCGCAGGCTGCGGGTTCGATGGACGCCTACACGCGCAGCGCTGGTGAGGGTCTCGCCGAGGATGCCGACAAGTTCATCCTGTCGACGGCTGTCACTGGTGCGGGTACCGCGCTGACCGCTTCGACCCTGGCCGATGGCAACGCGGCGTTCGACCTGATCCGCTCGGTCCGCAAGACCATGCAGAAGAACAAGGTTCCTGGTGCGAACCGGGTCCTGGTCGTCAACGCTGAGTTCGAGGCTCTGCTACTGAGCGCCACGTCCAAGCTGACCAGCGTTGATGTGTCCGGCGATTCGCAGGGTCTGCGTGATGCTTCGCTCGGTCGGCTGCTCGGGTTCGACATCTTCACGTCTGAGAACCTGCCGGTGACTGCCAAGCCTCAGGCGCTGGGCTTCTACCGTCCGGCCGTGGCCTACGTCTCGCAGATCGAGAAGACTGAGGCCCTGCGCGCTACGGACAAGTTCGCTGACCGCCTGCGTGGTCTGCACGTCTACGGCGCCAAGGTCATTCGCCCGACGGCCGTTGTCAGCTGGACGTCTATCTGATCGGTCGCCGTGATGGGTCGCCTGGTGCTTCGGCGCTGGGCGGCCCTCTGGCCCAACTGAACATTGGAGGTTGACCCTTGGCAATCGTCATTGGCCCCAACGGGGTGCCCAACGAAATTCCGGATGACGTAGCCGCCTGTCTCGTCGGGGACGGTAAGCGCGGGTACGAGTACGCGCCCGAGCCTGCGCCTGTGAAGCGACCAGTTCGCCGCTCCGCCAAAACTCCCGAATGAGGTAGCGCACGATGGCACTTACCCCGCTGGCCACGATCGCTGATCTGACCGCGCGTGGTGTGACTGTCGACCCTTCGGAGACGACGGCAGTTAACACCTACCTTGACGTTGCTTCCGCCATCGTGCGTGATGCCGCTGGTTCCACCATCAGCCAGACCACCAGCACGGTGACGCTGGAAGGCAGGGGTTCGCGCCTCGCGCTACCAGGACAGCCCGTCACGGCCGTCTCAGCCGT